TTCGGCGGGTTCTGCTGCTGCTTCATCTTCTCGGCAGCTTTATCGGCTTCTGCGCTCGGCAGATCTTCGCCCGCGTAGATATAGTGACCGAGACCGAACATCGCTAGACACTTAACGAGACAGCGCATCTTCGCTTTATTGACTTGAACTGCGTCTGGATTCGAGATCGCCTGATTCTTAAAGTCCATCACTGGCAGCCACATTTGGCGAGAGAGACCGTCGATCGTCACGGTACAGTAAACCATGACCGAGCCGTCTCTTTGCGCTTCTGCGGGTTCTTGGAAGGAATACTCGGCTTGCGGGTAATGCTCCATCAGAGTGCCCCATGCCCATGACCAGCTCAGAAAGCTGAGATTCTGTTTTTTCTCGATGCGGTCGGATACGTCGACCTGCGATAGCGTCGCCCAGATGGACGCGAATGTCGTCTTTTCGCTCATTTTAAATCTCCCGATTTAGACCAGCGGAATGCCAGCCGTTCGGTGATTATACTAAAATGATGCTTTTGTGCAACTGATTAGATGCGGAATTGTGGCGGGAGTGTTTAATAAGTCCAGATATGCGGTCTGGGAGCGTTTACGTCCATGTCGGTCGCAATGTCCAGATGGATGAATCGGCCGTCGCCCTTCTGATTGACTCCGATCCCGGTGAATAGCCCTGTATTGAGCGCGTGCTTTAGCAGTTGAATGGCTTCTTCGTAACTAACTGCGATATCCACTGCCAGCCCGCAGCCGTGAGCGCCGACGAAATCTTTATTCTTCTCGGCAGGATGTGACGGGCAGCGATAGCCGGAACTAATAACGAACGGGAACTCGCAGATCGTGCGCAGCGCTTGCAGTGCGTCCAGCAACTCGTCCGAGATCTCGTGCCCGGTCGAGTCGCATTTGCCGCACTTGCAGCGGAATTCGCTACGCGTGAAGTTCCTATAAGCGAGTTTAGCTGGCATTGTTTATATGATTTGCGACCGCCACGTTTATGCTCTCATCGATAAACTCATCAGCCTTTTTCACGGCTTCTTCGGCGATGTCAGCGTATTTGGCGGCAGTTACCACGGCAGTCTTGACCGCTGCGAACTTCTCAGAGCCTTTTCCGGCTTCCGGGAGCTGCTCTTCGGCTTGGAGCACTAGATCTTTGATTGAAGCGATCAGAAACAGTACGAATCGTGCGATTTCGAATGCTAGTTTTAGCTTACTCATTATTTACCCCTTCTTCTTTGGTTTTGATTTACGCGCAGATGAGAGCGCAATTGCGACTGCTTGCTTCTGGCTTTTACCGGATTTCATCTCTTTTTTGATATTCGAAGAGATGGTCTTCTTTCCGTATCCTTTCTTTAATGGCATTAGTCACGCCCCCACGGGTTCTTGAGTAGTACACATTCGACGAATATCGCTGCCTCATTCTCGCCAGAGCTGGATTGCGCCTCAAATTCGAAATAAGTGCACTCGTCGATTCTGAATGGTATCTGGCGGTCGTATTGAACCTGCGAAGTCGCACTGGTCGCTCGGGCCACTCTGAGAACTCGCCCGTCTTTGTTTTGGGTTACGTTGCGGAAGCGCAGATACTTGTTCGGGTTCGCCGTTGCCGAGTTAAAACTGATTCGGAAGATGTAGAGCGAATATCCCTCCGGGACTGTGTACTGGCACGCCTGAGAGATACCCTCACCGATGGCGATATACCCGAGCGTCGATGCGCCTCTGGTGACCGTAATGTTTCCGGCATTCTCGCCATCTAGCAGGATCGCTTGATTCACTCGCATGAATTCGACCGTACTCACGACCGGAGTCGTCGCATTAGTAGCATCTAGCGTCACGACCTGCGATACGGCCTTAAATTCGCCATCTACGCCCTGAATTAGCACTCGCTTGGACGAATCCCCTGCCGCGCTGCTAACGACGCTCAGAGTGCCCTCTGTGGCGTTTATGGGGTATTTACCGCCGACGTTCCAGAGAGTCTCGTAGTCAGTGCCGACGACCGCGTTGTATCCGAAAAGATTAACCGGAGTCGCTTCGGCGATGTTCAGCCGAGCGATGTCGAATCCGGTGTTCCCGGATGGGTTCAGATTAGTGTATTCGCTCATTTATCGCCTAACTCCATATATGCGCCAGCCGCTAAAAGAGCGAGAAGCGCCATTGTAAAGAAGCGAGCAACTGTCTGCCCGACTGTACGCTTTGTATCTCGCCATGCTTCGAGCAGCGAGCGAATCTCTCTCACGTCGTCCCGAGCGTCGTCGTCATAAAGCCCAATATCTCTCAGAGCTTCTCTCGCGCCCTTCTTTGCGGCTCGGTCTATCATGAGTTCCAGTTCTGCGTCAGTCATCGAATACATACTCGTTCGTATTGATTGGGACGATGCGGAGTCCGGCGGCAGTGCGTTTCTCGGTCATGGCTTCCGGCTGATACATGGCAATCGTCTCCATAATCTCGACAATCTCTTCGGGCGAATAAGAGCCGCCGCTGTAGTAGACAATCGAAAGAATGATTTCGGCCGGATCGTATTTAGTCATTTTACCACTTCACGCGATTGGCCCAGTAAGCGCCGCTCATCTTGCCTTTACGGATATTCTTCTCGTGCCGGGCTTTGAATGACGCCCGTCGAGCTTTATCTGCATCGCTCTCGTTCTTCCTGGCTGGTGATCCCTTCACGCCCTGCTGCCCGAACCGGATGAGCTTTACGTCTTCGCCTTCTTTGGCGAGCACGACGTGACTCTTGGTCGAGTGCCCGGGAGTCTTCTTTGGCTTGTTATAGCCTTCGAGACCGTATTTCGTGAGTCTTGGGTCTTTAGCCATTACGTTGAATCCTTTTGCTCCGATTTTAACACATAGATGCTCGAATGAATGTCAGATTTCGTGATCTGGCTCGTAATCGTTGCCGGGGATCTCGTACTCGTGCCGGATGGCTATCCCGCCGCTTCGACGGTATACGATCTGATTCATTATGCTGGGCGAACAATAGCCTTTGGATGCGTGCCAAGAATCGGCAGGGGCCAGCGTCCCGAACCGTTCCAGCACGACCGAGTTATCGTACTGCTCAGAGAGCTTGCTGTGGAAGTGACCGAGTATCCAATAGCGATGGCTCGTCTTCGACCAGACACTTAATCTCGGCAGCATATCAGCCAGACGCCGCCCGGGAGCTTTATCGCCGTGTGTAATTGCGATGAGATTCTTCCCAAACGTCGTGTAGGTAAAGAATCCGTTCGGCTCCAGAATGGTCACTCTCGGCTCTTTCGCGTATCGATAGGCCAGAATCATGGCGATCGCTATCGCTGTCTCTGAGTCGTGATTACCGCGAGCCATAACCACTGATACATTCGAGTGCTTCTCTAGCATCCGGGTAATCCCGTGAATCATCGTGTCCGCTGCTTTACGCATGATTAGCTCGATGCGTGAGTCGGTATCCATCGGCGTGCCGTTGGCGGTCTGCGGATACGGAATAGAGCGATCAATATGTGTGAAGTCGCCGACGTTTATTAGCATTGCGTGCTCTGCGGCCGGTGCTGAATCCACTAGAGAGGATATAGCTTCGATTATCTCGGCAGATGCAATCTTGGAATCAAAGTCTCGGCCCCGGGTTTCTTGTCCCGACGCCTTCATGCCGATATGCGAATCGCCGATTATGATCGTCGGTAATAAATCCTTCGATTTACCCTTAGCGGACGGCTTATGTGTCTTTTTCGCCTGAACTACCTGCGAGTTCAGTTGCTCGACGAATGCTTTCAGCGCTTGCTCTTTCTCTGCTGTCTCCAGCTTGCGGCGAGTCTTTAGCCACGCCTTATTCCCTGAGTCGTCCTCCAGATAGATAGATCTGCCCGTGACGTACTCACCCTCTGGGACGTGTTCGGTCGCATCCCAAGCATCGCTGAACCCAGCAGCAGCCGCAGCGCCTTTGACTGTCGTCACTATGTTGCGCACTGTGGCGTGAGTTATACCGAGAACCTGAGCAGCTTTGCGCGAATTACGATCGCAGCTCTCCCAAACTTTAGTGACTTCTCTTTGTCTGTCAGTCTTCGCGTAATCTTCTAGCTTTGCCACAATTAAATCTCGCAGTCGATCATGGCTAGAACTCCGTAATAGCCATAAAAATTATCAATTTCCGGATCTATATTCTGGTCAATCTGGATCGGCCTGAACTTTATCTCGCAGTCCGACGGTCTTGGAAGTCGAGAGAGTGAGCAGCCAGTTGACAGCAGCAAGAATGCCGATAGCCAGAGAATCCACAGTAGTCTCATCGATTGGGATCGCATACCCGAAACTCTCTGCCAGTTGTATCGCAGCCCAAATTAAACCAGTCAGCATCGTTGCAGATATTTGACGGCTTTTCCATTTTGCCGGGTCTGCTACTGACTGGCCGAGCTTTAATAGAGTAAACCCTGCTCTGATCTTTTTAATCATTCGACTGGCTCTTCAATTACTGGCGCGTCTGGGTCAATCCATTCTGGATTTAACTCGAACCCATTCTGCTCAGTGTAGATATATTTTGAAGAACCAAAATCATCTGGGACTGAATCAACCTTCTTGATATAAGCGTTTTGCGAATTGGTCACATTAGAAAATAAAGCATCAGAAAACTTTGTTCTTCTTGATGAAAGAATAATTTCCTGCTCTGATTTATCAGCGCATATATTGCTGTCTTTGAAAATTACCAGATACATTATATGTCTCCCGAGTCGATCAGAATTGTAGTTGATGAGAGTGATTTACCTGCGATAGCACTATCAATATCAGTATCAGCAGTGAGAGATATTGAAGCATCTGACTGTAAATAATACTTTCTTGCTGGAGTTAAACCAGTAAATCCATCTTGAGTATTACCATTTGTTTTTATGGAAACTTCTTGCCCATCTGAAACGGAACTTTCTGCAAATCCGATATAATTAAAAATGCCATTATTTACTTCAGTGTTGGTTTCAAATGTGTCTGTTGACCACGGGCGATAATAAACGTTTGACGATGTCGATGTCAGACTTGTCATTCCTGAATACATTGTATATCCCAAACTTGATGAATAAATACCTTTGGCTGGCATTATCGTTGATGTGGTAATTTTAACGCCTTTTATAAAAGTAAGCGTTGAACCAACAAAATTAAATTGAATTTGATATTTAGAATTAGCAGCCGCAGTATTTACCATAGACAAAATAATAACGTCATTTGTTGTGTCGTGAACTAAATTCATTGCAAATCTGTGAAGATCAGCAGCGTGATAGCCTTTGTATAAAGTTGTATCTAATTTTATTTCACTGTCAAATGTAACTGTTGTACCGCTTAAAGAACCAGAAACAATCACGATTCCGTTATCGCTATTATCATGCAAAAGAAAAACAATCTTTTGTGTAGATGGGTGATAAAGCATATCTTTGATATATTTCGCACCGCTTGAAATACTTGCGCCAGCAGAAAATGCTGAAACTGTAGTCCCGCTTACGCTCGTGACATAGTATTTGCTAGAATCTGGAGAATTTGAAGTGCTTGCTATTCCTATGACATATTTATCTTCTGCAACATGATAGCAGCCTGCATAAGATGTGTTCATATAAATACTAGCAACATCTACTGCGCTTCCGGGAGATAAAGAAACTCCAGATGGCTGCACTGCCACTGCGTAAGTCTTTGCGTTAGTTGTTTCGTCAGCATAAATCAAGAAAGTGTTAGACGGCCCTTCAATAACTCCCACTCTATAGTGACTGTTTGTAGAATTTAATCTTCTAACTGTGCTGTCGATTGTTGCTCCAGAAGCTCCAGTCTGAGCAGAAACATAATCAAGATTCCGATTATTACTTTCTGGCTTTATATAATAATGATAACCGCTTGTTGAACTATAAAATGATGCTGGGCTATAAGATGTGCTGAATCCATAATGAACTCCGCCATGCCCTGCTAGAATTGATTGAACCGCGCCATTTGTTGTGCCAGTTGTAGTTGTTAGATCTACTTGCTGACAATCTAAGTTCTGTGATGTATCTACTATCCACACAATGCTTCGCTCTGTGCTTGAGTCATAAGTATGTGTGCTTGTTTCTACGTCAGATGTTCCTCCGAATGAGACTGTAAGATTAGTGTACACATAATCTCCAATTGATCCGGTTGCAAACAAAGTGCTTACTGTAGAATCGCTATTAACCACTACTGGATCGGCAGCAGTAATTGCTCCGCTCGCTGTCGCTGTTATAGTTCCACTACCAGCCGCAACTGCCGCCCATGACTCATTCGTTCCATCTGTTGTTAGATAGAATCCTGCATTCCCGCTTTGGCTCGGCAGTGCATAAGTGAGTCTCGTCCAATCAGCAGAAGCGCTCGGGTCTGTTGTTCCGCTTGTCGCTGTATTGGCTCGATACGATTTGTAATCCACTGGCGAGTAAACGACGTCTCCTGCTGAGTAGCTTGTACCGCTCACCCAGAGAGTCGCGTTCGATGCGGCTTCCGCAGCGGCTTGTGCTGCTTCTGCGTTAGTCTCGGCAGTCTCGGCAGCAGTTTGTGCAGCTTCAGCAGCCGTGACGTTCGCAGCGATACCGCCGATGTCAGTGTTCATCGCGCCGATAGTGGTATTCAGCTCGCTCTGCATTGTTACCAGAGCAGCCAAGAAAGCGTCGGCACGGGATATAAATGTCGCCGGGGCGTCGGTTCTCGCCGGAGCCGTTGGCAGTGTGCTAATAGTTGGGATAGTCATTATACGAGACCTTCGATTTCAAGTGAGCATCTGGAAGTTGTTGGATTGCTGAGAATTATATCAAATTCTCTGTAGTATCCGTAGACGATCGAGTTTCGGTTATCTTCTTCGGCCACCCAGACCACCGGAGTAGTTCTGAGATCGGTTAATACGTTGCGAGCGACACCGAAAGCCGAAGTGTCTAGCACTACGTCGACTTCTAGCTTGTTCGCATAAGGGCCATCTGTGATGCTTACTCGGCCCTGAGAATCGGTCGTCTTTGTTGAGTAGTCTATGATCGAGAAGTTCGCTCCGTGCTGCGAGAACCCGAGATCGGCGAACTGGCCGATAATCAGTGCTCCGCACTTAGCAGTTCCGGTATCTGTGAACGTGACGGTAATATCTGCTCCAGCATACGGCGGCAGATCAAGTATCGCCAGTCGGTCATCCCGGACGATAGGCTCGAAGAAGTACGCATACCAGTCCTGAATACCTGAGTCGGAGATCAGCGAGAACGTCTCGTCGTAAACCGTGCCCTCTGTGGCGTCTACCATCTCGACCGTCACTTCCGCGCAGTCGACGTTAATCAAAGCGAGCGAGTTTACAACCGTCGGCGACTGGAGAACGTACTCCATGCCGCCAGCCTTTTCGGTCTGCTCCTGAACGATGCCGTTGAATAGCTTCCAGCGGTTCGTGCTGGAGACTTCGAGCCAGTAAGTGCCGTCGTCCGTAGTCGGATCGTTCCCGGTGTTACTGCCCTGCTGCGACTCGTAGATCTTGTGGATGTTCGGAGTCGTGACGATTACCCGGTCGCCGTCGGCGTAAGTCGTGCCGACCAGCCATGCCGAGTAATCATTCTCCGGGACGTCGGACGACTGGAAGATCGTGTCTGTAACCGTTTCCGGTCGAATTAACTTCATATTATGCCCTCACCGGCGGCAAGCCGTTCTTGTCCCAGCGGTCGTTGAGTCGGTAGAGCTTCTGAGTGTTTCTCGCCACTGCGACCATGACTTCTTCGATACTCTGGCGTAACCCACCCATCTCATCTGCTACTGAATCAGACGCTCGGGCCTGATCCGCTGTCTGGACGCGCTCTCCAGCGTGCAGCTCTGCGACGTAACCATCGAAAGGAACCATATCGAGACCGTCTCGGTGCGAGCCGTCGATTGCGCCCTTCAGAACATCGCCAGAGCGTTGCAGAATTCCCGCTGCCGAACCGTCTGCCACTATTGCATCGAGAGAACTTTGCGCCACGCCATTTCTAGCGCCGACTGCATAGATCCACTCTTTCGCATACATATCCATCTGCTCTTGGATAGACGTTCCCTTCTGCTTTCCATCTTCGATGGCGACTCCCAAGAATGTGCCCGGGCCTTCGCCTTCGACTCCGAGACCGCTAAACGTATGCCCGCTCAGATTGACGTTATATCCCGCATCTTTCGCCAGAGCTGTAAGAGTCGCATCTAGTTCGCGCAGCGGCGCTACCGCAGCAGCAGCTTGAGCTTCTGTGGCGTTCTGCTTGAATCCGAGCGGAGCGAATCCAGACTCGAACTCTGGCACGTTAAATACATTTCCTTCGCTCATTCCGGCTGTTTTCGCCATCGTGATGCCAGCGGATGAAGTCGGCGTGCCGCCGCTGTCCAGCGCTTTAGCTGCTAGAGCCGCTGCTGCCACGGTGAGAGTTATCGGATTAGTCGCTATTGCCAGAGCCTTAGCCCCGGCAGCGCTTATC